CTCAAGCAAACGCAGGAGATAGACTATTTGTTGGAGACAACAACGGTGCTGCACAGATTGTAGGTGGTAGATATTTTATGGACATGTTGGATCATGTTCATGGAACAGTTACAGCAAGTTCTGCTGCTATTGTAGACAGCAATTCAAAGGTTGACCAATGGTTAGTAGATGACATCTCCCTCGATGCAAACGTTATTACAACCTCAACAACAGACGCTGACCTCATCTTCCGTGCGAATGGCACAGGTAAGTTGGTAATTGAAGATGGTCAGGAACTAGAGTTTGGAACTACAGGAGACGTAGAACTCTCATTCAATGATTCAGATGCAGTTTTAGACATCAAGCGTGTAGCAGGAACCCCCGACTTGCGTATTGCTGATGATATGAAACTAAACTTTGGTAACACAAAGGATGCTTCTATCAGATATGACGAGACAACTTCTGACAAAATTCAAGTAGAAGGTGCAGACTGGAACTATGGCACTGGTGTCCAAGTCAATATTGCAGACACTACAGACGCTTCTAACGTTGCTACAGCAGCGTTTACAGTTGCGGGTGGTATTGGAGTATCAGCAACTGCATATATCAAAGACTTGAATGTAGATGATAACACTACTCTTGGAACAGCAGCTGGAGACTCTCTAACAGTCAACGCAACAACTACTTTTCAGAATGGTGTTACCTTCAATGGGCAGACAACTATTTCTGGAACCACACAGCAGACTGGTGACATTCAGATTGATAACCTTAAGTTGGATGGCAATACACTATCTACTATCAACTCTGTTCAAGAATTGATACTTGACCCTGATCCTACAACTGATGCGGGTGGTCTTGTTATTATTAAAGGTGACCTACAGATTGATGGAACTACAACTACAGTGAACTCTGCTTCAATGTCAGTTAACGATCCTACAATCGAACTAGGAGATCCAACAACTCCTGTTACACTGACTGCACAGGCAACTGGTGGTCAACCAGACGTTGTTGTAGATGCTGTAGATCAACTACAAGTTGGTGACTCTGTTACTTCATCATCAGCTGGTATTCCTAACAGCACAGTTATTAATGCTATCAATACAGGAACTAAGACAGTTACTTTGAGTAATAACCTTTCTCAAACAATGGCAGTTGGTGCTGTTCTTGTTACAGTAAGTGGTGCTGATGATGCATTAGATCGTGGTGTTAAAGTTCATTACAACAAAGCTGGAACCAACAAGTTTGGTTTCTTTGGTTTTGACCGCACAGGTGGTGCTGATGGTAATGGTGCATGGACATTTATTGAAGATGCAACAGATACAAACACTGTATTTGGTGTTACAGGTGACCGTGGTACAGTTGTATTGGGTGACTTGGAACTTGATACTGACCTTGAGGTTCAGTATGGAGGAACAGGTGTAAGCACATTTACATCTAAAGGTATTGTATATGGTAATGCTGCGGGTGCTTTACAAGTAACTGCTGCAGCAAACATGGCATCACCTGGCACAGGAGATGATGTATCAACATCATTCCAAGTCCTAACTGTAACTGCAGCGGGTGTGCCTGTATGGACTGACACCATAGATGGTGGAACTTTTTGATATTAACCAATCATGAACGCACAAATTGTTATTAACACATTACAGAAAAAAATCTCTGAGTTGACACTGATAAACGTAATGATGGAGGCACAAATCTCCGATTTGCAAAGTCAGTTAAATAGTATGAATACTGAACAACAATCTGAGAATGACTTAGATGGCAACGAGAATCAAACTAAAGAGATCGACGACAGCAGCAGCAGTCCCGACGACTTCTAATCTAGTAGACGGTGAGATCGCTCTCAATATAGCGGATAAGAAATTATACGCTAGAAATGGAACCAATATAATAGAGGTAGCAAACCAGAAACCTAATACAGGTGAGGTGGTTACTACCATGCTTTCCACTGACATAACGAATGGTCAGGGGGAAACTTTTTATGTTGCAAAAAATGGTTTAGATCTTACAACACTTGCCAATGGTGGTAATGCGGGTTTACACCCTGATACTGCTTTTCTAACGATTACAAAGGCACTAGGAGTTGCTACATCAGGTGATACTATCATAGTTGCACCTGGCGAATATCAGGAAGCATTCCCAATGACTGTTCCTGATGGTGTTACATTACGTGGAACAAACCTAAGATCTACACAGGTTAAACCAACAAACGCAACACAGTCTAACACTGCGTTTATAATGTCTGGTGATTCTCATATCTCAGACTTAACAATCAAAGATTTCTTTTATGATAGTGTCAATGATGATGGATATGCATTTGAGGTAGTTTCTAGTATGAACTCTACACAGAGTCCATATATTGAGAGAATCACAGTAAATACAAAAGGTAGCGTAGTATCTGGTTCAGATCCTTATGGATATGCACAGGGAGATGCAGGACGTGGTGCTAAGTTGGATGGTGCAAACCTAAACGCTGCATCATTGCATAGTTCTGTTCTATTCAACGAGTGCACATTTATAACACCTAACCAAGTTGGTGTAAAGATCACTAACGGTATGCGTGTAGAGTGGTTGAATTGCTTCAACTATTTTGCATCTATCGGTATTCAAGGTGTTCAAGGCACAACAGGTCAAGCTGGTGCGGGTTTATTGAGATTAAAACTCGGTGGTGTAAGTGGAACAGTAAGTGCATCAGAAGTATTATATCAATTAGAAAATAGTTTTCAATCAGGAACTTACGCAAGATCTGGTTCTACGGTTACTCTAACAAGAACTGGACATGGTTTAGTAACAGGTGATTATATCTACGCAGATCACATCAGTGGCGGTGCTACAGATGGATTTTATCAAGTAACTAAAGTAGACAATAATAATGTAACTTATACGAGTGGATCTGGAACTATAGCATCAGGTAATGTAACTTACAAGAAAGCAGTTGCAAGAGTTACAATTGGGTCAAATGATGGAACATATGTATACTCTGTAGGTGGAAACAAAGGAACTGGAGAGTTTACAATTGTCAATAAGACTCCTAAAACTTTAAGTAGATTTGGTGACTCACAGTTAGATACAGCACAAAAGAAATTTGGATCAGCATCTATACTATTAGACGGAACTGAAGATAACGTAAAAGTTCCTGATGACGAGGACTTTGGATTTGGTACATCAAACTTCTGCATAGAAGCATTCATAAGACCTGGTAGTGTATCAGGAATACAAAGAATATTTGATCTTAGAAACGCTTCTGCTACAGATACAGCACCTACAATATATCTTAATGGAACTACATTACATTATGGCGTAGGAAATACATCACAAATTAGTGGTGGAACTTTAGCAACTAACACTTTCTATCATGTTGCAGTGGCAAGAAATGGTGGCACAACAAAACTATTTTTAGATGGAACTGAGTTAGGGACATATACGGATAATAATGACTACGGATCAAGCAAAGCTGTCATCATAGGTTCTGATTATCAAGAAGGTCCTACACAAGCATTTAACGGACATATTGATGAGGTAAGAATAAGTAAAGCATCTGCTCGTTTTACCTCTGGATTTACCCCTACAACAAGTGAATATGGTTCAGATATCAATACAGTGCTATTGCTTCATGCGAATGGCACAGACGGTTCTACGACCTTTACAGACGTCTCTGGTGGAACATCTGATATAAGAACAAATGGTGGCGACTCTGCTACATCTGTTATCACTGCTGATTACTCTCAGTTTGGTGCTGAGATGCGTTCGGTTGCATCTGCAAACGTATACGGACAGAAAGGTATACAAGCAGATGGTTCTGGTGTAAAACTTATAATGACTGCACATAACTTCGGTTATGTTGGATCTGGTGCAGACTTTACAAATGACCCATCTCTTGCTATACAGGTAAATGAAGTAGAAGAACTAAACGGTGGTAAAGTTCTATATTCTTCTACAGACCAAGACGGTGATTTTCGTGTTGGTGATGCATTTACCGTAGACCAAGAGACTGGTAACGTCGCTTTTGCTGCTACATCAACAGCTCAGTCAGCTGCAAATATCACATTAAGTGATGCAACTGGAACGACTAATATATTCCCCGCATACATTGAGACTGGTAATTTAAGATTAGCAGGAAATAGTATCACATCTACCACAGGTCAGGTAATCGTTGACCCTTCTGGAGAAGAAGATTTTGTTGTTAACGCAGAAACAATTGTTAAAGATGCAATATATTTTGATGTTGATAAGTCTATATCATTTGGTAGTAATGTTAAAGGTTCACTGAAAATTGGTGGATTTGGTGGTAGCACAGTATTTGGTTCATCAGAGGCATCCACATTCTCAACAAGATCACTAAGTGTTATTAAAAATGGTTTAAAAACTGTTAATGTAACTGGTGCAGGAACAGGATACACGGGTGGAAACCAACCAACATCGGTAATTACAGATCCTTTCCTAAAAGCAACTGTATCTAGTGCTATTAATACAAGTGGTGTTGTTAAAAGAATAGAATTAACTAACAGAGGTTCTGGTTATACAACTGAACCAACCGCAACATTTAGTGCAGGAACAGCGACTGGAACTGTTACTCTTGGAAACGGTGGTAAAGTTGAGGCAATAACAATAGATGATGGTGGAACTGGATATACATCTGGAACAATTACTGTCGCAATAGATGCACCAGCTGAAGTAATTTTTACAGGAGGATCACCAGTTGTAAATACAACTGCTAACACAATCACACTTACTAACCATCCATTTGAAACTGGAATGGAAGTTACATATGATGCGACAACTCTTGATGCAACTGCAACTGCTATTGGTGGATTAACAACAGCAACAAACTATTTTGTTATTCGTGTTGATAACAATACAATAAAACTTGCATTAAATCTAACTAATGCTAATAATGGAACAGCAATATCACTAACAAGCGTAGGAGCTTTACAACAATTTTTCCAAGGTCAATCAGCAGTTCTTGGAACTCCTACAATTTCTGCAGGAGTAATTACTGCAATACCTCTTACAAGTGGTGGATCTGGATATGAAAACGCACCTTTAATTACTATTACTGACTCAGGAAGTGGAGCAGCTGGATCGGCAACTGCTGTTTATGGTAGATCAGTAGATACTATCACAATAGACACAGCAGGAAATTATACATCTGCACCCACTCTTTCATTTACACTTGGCACAGGAGATACAACTGGTTCTGGTGCTGCAGGAACTGTTGTATTAGGATATGGGTTAGCTTCACTTACATTATTAACTCAAGGTTTAGGATATAGAAATTTACCAACTTTAAAGATAACTCCAGTTGGAGAACCACCAACATTAGCTGCAACATTTACCTTAACCATAGATGAACAAAGTGGTAGACTTGCATCTTTAACATTAGATACGCCAGGAGAAGGATATGAAGCTAATCCAACTCTAAGTCTTGATGGTGGTGGTGGAACAGCAGCAGTCCTTGGTGTAAAAGTTCAATCACTAGTTGGATCAATAACTGCCACTGGATCAGGATATTTACCTGGTGTATACGAAAATATTTCATGGACAGGATCATCGGCAGGGACAAATGGAACCGCAACATTTACTGTGCCTGGTCTTGGAGGAGCTATTACTGCAGGAGGATCTGGTTATACTGCTAAAGATGGTGGTGGTGCGTATGAGGCAATAACATTTAGAAACGCTCCAACAACAACCTTTACAGTGACAGTTGTTCAAAGAGTAAAATTTGTTTTTTCTGGAACTATAACAAACGGACCTTTCCAAGTTGGTGAGACTGTAACAACAAGTGGAGCTGGCGGTGGAACAGGAACTGTTACCGTAGTTGGAACAGATTACATTTATTTGAGTGGTGTAACTGGAACATTTGTAGATGGAGGAGCAGAAACTATAACTGGTGGAACTTCTGGTGCAGCTGGCACACTTGATATTGCTAACACGAATGTTAACAGATTTTTAATCAACGGTGTTGAGGCACTTCCTTTAACACTAACCGATGATAATACATACAGATTTGATACTTCAGATGCTAGTAACGTAGGACATCCTTTAGCACTTGGAGACACTATTGCAGGAGTTTCTTCAAGATCACACGGAACTCTAGGAACTGCAGGATCATATTTTGAAGTAGTAGTAGCACCTGGTGTATCTGCATTGTCATTGACAACATATCTTAGCTGCACAGTTCATGGTCAGGGTATGATTGAACCTGGCACTATTGCTTTCCAAACTGGAACTGCAGGACAAAGTGGAACTGGAATGACAGCAAACATCACTGTAACTGGTGGTGCAGTAACTGCGGTAACAATTGCTAACCAAGGTTCAAATGTCAAGGTTGGTGATGTATTAATCGTTGACGCTGCAGACATAGGTGGAACTGGAAGTGGATTCCAATACACAATTAACTCAAATAACACAGGTATTACAAGTGTAACAAACATATCTTTGGATGGATCTGGATATGCTATTGGAGAGGTATTAAGTGTTGATGACAACGATGTTGGTGAAGGAGGAGGTAGTGGATTCCAGTATACCATAAGTAATGTAGGTTTTGTAACTGGGATTGAAGTACAAGATCCTGGTCAAGCATATGAACTTGCTGACACATTAATTTTAGGACCTGTAGGTGGTGCAAACACTCCCCAAGGAACTGGTTTATCAGTCAGTCTTGCAGCATTAGATCCAATCAAATCTCTTGAGTTAACTCAAGCGGGTGCATTAAACATGGGTGTTGGTGGTGCTTCACAAATGTCATTGACTCCAGAAGGAACTATTACAGCGACCCAATGGAATATTACCTCATCTGGTGTGGCTAATCTTGCTTCAGTTATTACTAGTGGTAGTATAACTGTAACAGGACTTTTTGCAGTAACAGACACTTCTGGATTTACAGGAAGAGCAACCTTTAATGGTGGTATAACTGTAAGTGGTGCTGACTCATCAGTCGATAGAGCATCAATAAAATTAATAAACGGAGATGCAGGTACACCCTCTCTCTCATTTACCAACTCAAATCAAACAGGACTTTTCAGACAAGCAGCAGATGCAATTGGTATAACTTTTGCAGGAACTGAAGGTATTAGATTAGATGGAACAAATTATCTTGATACACAAGGATTACAAGTTAACTCTACTCGTGGTTCCACTACTCCATTTTTAAAAGTAGAAACCGCAACTCCTAAGTTATCAATAGGTGCTGCTACCACACAAATAGAGATTAATGATTCAACAACTATCAGCACATCAGGAAGCAACATTGATGTTCCTTTAACCTTTGACACTAAAGGTGGTGGAGACTACACATTTAAGGGTGGAACAAACGTTGATCTTATTGTTGATGATGGAACTACAGAAGTATTCAAATTAGAAACATCTACAGGAACTGCTACATTCTCAGGAAATTTAGATGCGGGTAAATTACGTATTAGACAAAACGTAGTTGCAAACAATAGCACTGGAGGAACAAGATCTTTTGGTGAGGTTGTTGGAATTACAGTTACTGGAGTTGGATCTGGATATACTAATGGAACATACACAGCAACAGCAACAACATCAACAGGTGGTGGAACAGGATGCACAGTCACAGTCACAGTTGCTTCGGGAACATTTTCAACAGTTACCGTAGTTGATAAAGGACAGAACTATGCGGTAGGAGATGAACTTACAATCGCTGCAGTTGGTGGTGGATCTGGTTTAGCAGTTACTGTAACAGATATTGACGGTAAAGGTATTGTATTGAAACCATCTGCAGGAAACGATATATTATGTGACACTACTGGATCTCTTGTAATTCCATCAGGAACTACAAACGAACGTCCTCTTGCATTAGATCGTATTACTGGTGCTATCAGATTTAATACTTCACAGTTACAATTTGAAGGTTTCAATGGAAACGACTTTGTTTCTCTTGGTGGTGTTCGTGACGTTGACCAAGATACATTTGTATTAACTGAAGTATCACCTGGTTCTGATGAAGATACATTTGAATTTTATAATGTAGGTGTTAACTCATTATCAATTAGTCAAACTAAATTTACTATTAGAACTGCTAAGACAGTTGATGTTCAAGGAACTTTAAGAATTGATGGCGTAACTGCATCAGAAGATCCATTAGTAATTCAACGTGGTTCAACAGATATTGTTAAAATTAGAGATAAGAAAGATTTTGAGGTATGTGATGGAAGCACTTCGGGACTAAGACTAAGAGCATTACCTGTAACAGGTACAATCGCAACCATAGGAACTGTAACATCTAACGGAAATAATTACGGATTATCGGCAACATATACTGGCGTAGCATCAACAGGAGTATTTGGAGGAACAGGAGCAACATTTACTGTCGTTACTAATGGTAGCGGTGGTATATCAACTGTGACAATTGTATCTGGTGGAACTGGATATGAAGTTGGTGAAATTATAAAGATTGCGGGTAACCTATTAGGTGGAGTAGCACTTGATGATGATATTACATTCCCAGTTCTCACACTCTCTGGCACAATACCACCATTCTCTAGAATGGATATTGTTTCTCAAGATTATGTAACCCAGATGGATGAAAAACCATTCCTATCATATGATAGTAATGGTGCACAAGCAGGATTTAAAATTAACAGAGGATGGGCAGCAAATACTCAAAATTATCTAACTGTAATGGATTCTACAGCAGACTTCGTTGAACTTGATGATTGTCGTGTAGAAGGTGGTCAACTAACATCATTCCCAACATCTGCAACCATAACTGCATTTGATAGAACTGCTTTCAAGGGTTCTAAAACACTTGTAACCATTGAAAGTGATGACAATAAAGTTCATATGCTTGAGGTTACAGTAGTATGTGCTTCAAATGGAACAACTGCACATGCAACAGTTACTAACTCAATAACTTCTGACAACGACTTAATGGATGCAACTGTTTCTGTTGTAGGTTCTAACGTGAATATCTCACTAGCAAAATCTAGTCAAGCAACTTCATCATCAAACTTCACTGGTAGATTCACAACTACCAAGGTCAAGGTATAAATAACCAAAGGTAATCTAAGACAATGCCCGTAAAGAATTTTTCATCAATAGGAGGATACGCAGTAGCATCTACTGAGGTGATGAATACTGATAGAGCTTTGAAAAATGTCTCGGCAATGCATATGGTAAGTAATCATTTTACCGATGCAAATAAAGATATTTTTATTCTTAAAAGGCAAACAGATGCTGCTAATAATACTATGCAGTTATCTTTAGATGGCACTACTCCCCTTGTTACAAATACACCCCCTTTAACAAATGACTCAGTTGCATTTGCAAGTGGAACAGTTTTTGGACAAGAGACCTCAAACAATACATATGTGTATGCTGCCAAATTTGATCTTGTAATTACTACAACAGCTGGAGGACTTCCAACAATTGCTTCTGCAACTGAAGTTGTTATTAGAAATAATCCACCTGGTCAAGAAACTTGGAATGTGGTTCCCACAGCAATACAAATTGGTGGAGTGCCATTTTTTACTTTTCAAGTATCAAGTGTGACAACCTCATCCACTGTAAAGTGGGTAGGTAATTTAGAATTAACCGTTGTTACATAACCTTTAAGGAACGAAATGAGTTTTCAGATTAATACTGACCAACAGCGAATAGAAGCTAGCGGAACAAAAGCAACAGGAAATTGGACGAACGCCACATACAGCAGATCAGCAGCTGGTGTAGGTAACATTGTTTCTGTTGCACATGGTATTATAGGATCAGATAAATTTTATCTTGACTTTATAGATGGTGGTGAGGTAGACGGAGAATTTATTGTAACGAAGGTAGATGATGATAATTTAAGTTTTGTAGGTTCAGCTCAGAGTGTAATTACAGCGGGTGCACTTGTAGCATATAAAAGAGTAAGATCATTAAGTATCCAAGGAGATGAGTCACTAGAAATCTCAGTAGGAACTGGTGCATTAGAAAAAGACGCAATATTTGTAGGAAAAAACGCACAAGAAAATATCAGAGTTGGTGTTAATACTAATAATCCTGAGTATGAATTAGACGTTGAAGGACAGATTAGAACGACTCGTTCTATCATTTCTGATACTGCACAGGTTACAAACCTCGATATTGACACCATCATCAACCCTGCGTTGAACCTTAGAGGACCTAACTTAATTAACTTTGAAGATACAGACGTAACGAGTCCTACTTTTGGAACTACATTTTTCCCAACTGCTGACACACCTCCTCTCAGTGATCAGTCCAGAAGGGTTGCTACTACTGACTTTGTATACCAAGTTGCTACTAACGACACTGGTGGTCGTGTATACGTATCACAAACTATTGGTAGTGATTTAAACGATGGTCGTTCAGCTGCAAGACCAGTTAAAACTATTAAGAAAGCAGCACAGATTGCTTACGGATTGCAGAAAGCAGTTCCAGATCCATCTGATGAATACGTTTCTATTATTGTATCTGGTGGTGAGTATCTAGAAGATAACCCAATCTCACTTCCTAGAAACTGTTCACTTGTTGGTGATAACTTAAGACGAGTTATTGTTAGACCTCAAAACCAAGATCGTCACATGATCAAGGCGTCTAACGAAACATATATTATTGGTGTTGTATTCAGAGACGCATTACAGAACGCATCAGACCCACAAAGTACAGTAATTCATACTTGGAAGTATGCCTTTGTGTTTGATGACAAACAAAGATTATACTACGAACCAGAAATATCGCAAATTCCTGCAGTGCCTGGTGACAAGTATCGTGGTGATAACATATTTAAAATTACATTTAACAACCACACAGGTAGTAACACAACTCTAGAGATTGGAGATTTTGTACAGGGTGGATCTTCAGGAACACTTGGTATAATTCAGGCAGTTAACTTTACAGGTCCTGTCGCATCACCATACGCTACAGGTGACGTAACTATTCTTGTTACATCAAACGTCAATGATGTATTCCAAGACGCTGAAAAAGTATTCTATGATAATGTTGCAGCAGATATTATTACTGATATTAACAATCCTAGTGTATCAGATAGATTTGACGTTGTTGATGCTGAGTCATTAAGACCAGAACTAGAAACAATTTCTAACCAAATTTATCAGCACACTGTTGATACAGAGAGAGAAACAGTATCATTCAGAGGTAGTCTTAATTACGTTGATACTACACTTGATAGAATTGAGATTACAGGACATGGTTTACTAACTGGTCAACAAGTCGTATACAGTAAAGATGAGAATGCAACTCCTTTGCCAGGTTTAATTGATGGCACACGTTATTGGGTAAGAAAGATAGATGACGATAAGATAGAATTATATGATTTAGAAGCAAATGCTCTTGCCAATCCAAGTATAACTCAGGGTAGAAAGGATCTTACTGGTGTATCATCTGACGATAAGTTACATGAGTTGACAACTGGTGATGTGATGATAGAAGATAATCACATCTATGTTACAAATCATCAATACACAACAGGAGATGGTGTCATATACCGTGCAGGAAAAATGGGCGGTATTGGTGGTCTTACTGATGGCACTGCATATTTTGTTTATGTAGAAAGTGCTAACTGGTTTAGACTCGCATCATCTGCTGCTAACGCAACACAAAAAGATGCATCAGGTGGTGATGATCCAGTTACATTACCTCTAACTTCTACAGGATTAGGTTTTCAAAGGTTTGAGTTACAAGATAAACTCTTAACAATTACTAGTATTGATACCTCAACAAATACTGTAGGAACTTATAACGGTCCTATCTTTACTCTTGCTAGTTCTAGCACAGGTTCAGATTTCCATGATTATGAAGTTGGACAAGAAGTTAACATTTATGGTTTCCAAAACTCTTCTATAGATTTTGGAACATCTACTAATAGTTCATATACAATTACTGGTGGTGAAATTACAGTTTCAATTACTAGTGTTGACAATGCAAAAACAAGTACATTATTTGCTAACTGGGCAACTCTAGGTCAAGCTGGTCTTACATTTAGTTTTCCTGGCTCAGATGCAAGATTTAATAAGACATACCTTATCAATAGTTTTACTGCAGGATCTGGAACTCCATCATTACCTAGCAACACAGATTTAGGTTTAGGTGCAGGAATATACAATAGTTCCAATACCACAATAACATTTGTATTAAAGCAAGCAAATATTGATACTGCTAGTGATGTAACAACATCATCTGGAACTGGTGTTGGTGTCCTTAACAACCTTGAAGATCTTAACGGTAGAAAATACATCACACATCGTATAGAACGTGCTGATGGTTACTCACTACAGTTTGTTGTAAGAGCAAACATATCTGAGGTCAGTTCAAGTCTTAATCCAACTGGTAACCAAACTGTTGTTGGTTCTAACAACTATGTTCTAGCATCTCTACGTAACTCTCCTTATGGGTTTACTAAGATCAATCAAAGCGATAGATTCAGAGATGGTGCTGAGAATATCAAGAACAACCAAGAGTTTATCGCAGAGGAGGCAGTTGCGTATGTCAAATACTATTATGAATCATCCGCTACTCGTGGTACTGCACTTACTATTGGTGGAACAAATTTTGGACAAGTAGCAGCAACTGTTGCAAGATCAGTTACATCATGGTCTATAACTGGTGACAAAGCAACTATCAAGATTCAGAAAGGACATAACTTATATCCTAGTTTCAGTCAACATACTCCAAGTGCTGCAACATATACCCCTGCAACTGGTGTATTGCAAGTAACAATTACTGGTCACGGATTTAGTAATGGAGACCTAATTAAATTTGATGCGGGTGCACTCGTATTTGAATGTGACACTGATTCTCGTGCAACTAAACACCCATATCCAAGAGGATCAGATCCTGCATTTGATAAGTGGTTAGCAATATCTAATAAAACAAATGACACTTTTGAGGTCAACGTTGGTGTATCATCCGACACCTCAACACATTACTTTATAAGTGCAGGAACTAACTCACTTAAGAAAGCATTAACATCTGCTGTAACTTTTACAGGAACTGGTAACGCTGCACTTAATGGAACACATGGTATTTCAGACATTTATGATGATAGAGAATTTACTGTAGATCTACCAGATAACTCACAAAGCGGACAATCTGGAAGTGGTGGAACATTTACAGATAATCAGCAACCATTTAGAACCCCTAACAGTAAGGATCAGGGTAATAAGTATGGTGATGTTTCTGAGTTATTATTTGGTAACGCAGACATGATTGCTGATTATGCAGTCAATAAAATGCTTGCTAATAATGGTGGTTACAGCATCCCTACAGGAAGCACAGCATGTTACGATGATGTTAGAGACTTCATACAAAAATGTGTAGCACATAATCTTAAGTGGGGTGGTAACGATAGAGT